CCAAGAGGAGGAACTAATCCTAGTGCTATGAGACAGCGAAGAATTGGCAAAGGTAAGGGATTTAAGTCGAATTTAATTGCTTCAAGTTCAAAGAGTGGGTTCACCGAACTAGGAGGAATGTCTGCACCAGTAGGTAGGGGTCGAGGTGTAATTAGTGGTAATAAAGGTTGGACATATAGAGGTACAGGTGCAAATAGGGGAATGAGAAGCCGTGGTTGGGATGGATCTAGTTATAACTACTATAAAGTATAAAGGATAAATCATGATACCTAAGAATCAGACATTTGAGAACTCAAAGAGGAACCTGTTAAGTGCTCAAAGAGGAATAAAGGAACCTAAATCTTCTATATTCCGAAGTAAAGTTACAAATAGTGGGGCATCTCTTCAGGCAGAGCGACCAGATCCACAAGCGGGACAGACCGAAAAAGAGAATGCTCAGTTTATAGGGCAGATGAATAAGTTTATATTTGGGAAAGGTATGCTTCATGAGCAGTACCGAGAAGCTGAAAAAGAAAGAGGAATCGCTTCATGGGAGAGAGCTACTGTAGAGCAAAGAGAAGGTTATGAGAAAGCTATAAAAAATAAGTGGATAAATAGTAAGGAAAGCCCGTACTTCAGAGAGTCTGTTACAAATGCATACACAGATAACCTTGTCCATAAAGCTTCTTTAAAGATGTGGACTGACTATGAGAAGTGGCCTGACAAGAATGACCCTAATAGTGGTAGCCTTGAGAAGTTCTTCCAACAACAAGAAGATGCTATAGCAATTAATCTAGAAACAATACCGGACGAAACTCTTAAGAACAGATTCTATGAACAATGGCAAGCACAAAAGAGAGAACTAACTAGAAAGCATGGTAACTATCTAAATGCTGAGTATAATGCTAAAGCACAAGATGAGATAGATAATTTAATTTACAATAGACTTGTAGAGTATGATGATATACTTTCACAAGACTTTAGGAATAGTAAAATCCCGCTTTCACAAATGTTAGATAAACAAAGGTATACAAGAGAAGACCTTCGGGAAGTAGGCCGTGTACTTGAAACTGTTACTCCTAATGGAAAATTACCTCCAAAGGAATTAGAAGAACTTAAAATGAAAGCGGCAACAATGGGGGGTGTATATAGGGAAGTATATGAAGGACTAACCAATAATACAGATGTAAGCCCACAAGCTGCATTAGAACCTTATCCAGTACAAGAGAATACTGGTATATCTACAGAAGTTGCAGTACAAATAGCAAAAGTATTACCTTCTAATATAGAAATTAATGATGCTAAAGATGTACAATTAATCGAGGAACATCTTGAATCAATAAAAGTTAATGCTCCAGTACCCGGAGACGTTGAATCAGACATTTCTTCTAAGTTCTTCACATTTGCAGGTATCGTTTCTCCTGCTAAACCGGCAGTAAGTCTGGGAGAAAGTGTAGTCTCCAAAATGGTTCTTGGTCTTAAAAATGGAGAATCGGCAGTAGCAGTTGAGGAACACGAACACTCTACAGAAGGAGGCCCATTAATTACAGAAGGAGGAGGAGCAAATGGAACCTTACCTGTGTTCCTAGCGACATCTAAGGACTATCCTCCAGATGTTCAAACCTTTGCTGGTGAGTTTGCACTTAGTCTTGAAAAACAACGTACAAGTACCTTAAAGATTTGGCATAGCTACTTAGACAAATATTATAGTGGTAAAACTGGTTCTATTGCTAACATTTGGAAGAAGAAAAGGAATACTAAAGAAAAATGGTTTGTAGGTAATTGGAAAGAAGCTAAGTTTAATGTGATACACTTTAAGTCTTATGTAACAAAGATGGAAGAGGAGGGTAAAATATAATGACGACAATATTTGAACAGAATCTCTCTGAACAAAGGCTTAATGAAGAACAAAAAAGAGATGCTCGTTGGAGCAATATTAACCAAATAGATATAGGACTCAAGCAACGTAGAGATGACGAAACAGGTACTCTAAGTGTTGTTGAGGATCTAAACCATACCCTTTCTGAACTTGGGCAACGTGGGCATTCCTATAGGACACTAAATAAGTTAGCTGGTCTACAAATTGCTATGAAGGCTAGGGCTAAAGGAGATAGAAGGCGATTAGACCTATTAGACCACATTAGAACTCCAGGCGGTGTCTATGGTCATACAGTTGAAGGTATGAAGCTTAAGCAGATGACTGTGAACCAAATGGAGGCAGACTCAGAAGCAGATGAAGCTAATGCAAGAGCCGCTTATACTCACGGGTTTAAAGAAACACTAAATAATTATAAAATGGAAATAGGGCAACTACTTAAGGAAAAAGCTAGTGAAACAGATCCAACTAAGATACAAGAGATAGAAGCAAAGATAGAGGAAGTCTTATTAAATGCAGGAACAGAAGGAGTAGGAGGTCAACTACAGATATATAAAAACAGACTGACTACAGGTATAGATTCTTTGACTCAAGGTAAAAATAGGACACTTGGTTGGAACAATAAAATTGATCCAGAGAATACTGTTAGAGATAGAATAATAAAAGTACTAGCAGACCCATCTACTGATGCCAGTCTTAAATCTAGAGAGAATCGTTTAGCCACAGAATTTGATGGAGAAAATATTACACTAAATCCAGACACACTAAAACTCATTACACGTATTAATCAATCGTATGTATCACCAACAGACCCAAAGAATGACCTGTGGACAAACGAACTAAACTATCAAAAAGCTATAATTTCAAATAATCTTTTGCCATTTAATATGTATCCTGACTTCATGGCAAAATCAAGAGGTCTAGGAAAGGAACAACCTACTCCTCCTGCAATTTT